AACAGTTCTATACTTTTACCAAGTATAACAATCAGCAGGGACCTTTATGGGATACCAAATGTTGTGGAGATACTGTATTCCGGAAACAATCTCACATATCAGACAAGAGTGGTCAACAACGACCCGAATAGCCCGATATCTACAGTGAATCGTGGGCGGGAAATAATTCGCAGAGTGACGAATCCGTCGCTTACAGGGAATCCAACAAAAGCACAGATTGACGAATATGCAAGGCAGTTGTTAAAAACACTGTCTACGCTAGAATATACTGTGAGTTATTCTCATGGGTATTATCCAGTTCGGGTTGGGGATTGTGTTCTGCTTAATTATGAAAGGGCAGGAATACTCAATCAGAAAGCAAAAATCATAAGTCAGTCTATCAAGTGTACAACAGGATGCGTTGTCACAGAAAAGGCAATATATACAAATAGTTTATGGGGGTGATGAGTCATGCAATTATCGGCGGATCTTGTATCTAAATTTGTTAAGGCAACCAAGGATACAAAAACGCAGGATGGGACGACCATGTACGGCACGGTAGTGATGCAGAATGATACTCCATATGTACGACTTGATGGTTCTGATATACTCACCCCGGTTACATCTATGGCAGATGTGCACAGTCTTGAGCGGGTAATGGTTCTTGTTAAGGATCATACAGCAACAATAATGGGCAATGTATCTTCACCATCAGCTCGAAGCGATGATGTTAAAGAACTTACTGAAGTTGTTGCTGATAAGGCGAGTATTGGCGATCTCAAGGCAATAAATGCAAATATAGAGAATCTCAAGGCTGATAACGTAAAGATATCCGGTAAGTTGACAGCTACAGAAGCCGATATAAAAGATCTCGAAGCAGATAATGTTACTATAAATGAAAAACTTACAGCTAATAATGCCAGTATCAAGTATCTTGAAGTGGACAATGTCAGCATACATGAGAAGCTCACTGCTAATGATGCAACCATAGAAGAACTTCAAACCGGGAAGCTTGATGCAAAACAGGCTGATATAAAGTATGCACAGATAGATTTTGCCAATATAGGCAAGGCAGCACTGGAGCAGTTCTTTGCGAAAAGCGGTTTGATAGAAAATGTCGTGGTTGGCGATCAGCAGATAACCGGCACATTGGTTGGTGTAACTATCCTCGGTGACAGTATCAAGGGTGGTACAGTCATAGCAGATAAGCTGGTTATCAAAGGAGAAGATGGCCTGTATTACAAGCTGAACACCGATGGTAACACGGTAGAAAAAGAGCAGACAGATTACAATAGCCTTGATGGCGGTGTGATCAGAGCCAAGTCTATCACAGCAACTAAGATAGCCGTTGACGATCTTGTGGCATTTGGAGCAACAATAGGCGGCTGGCACATAGTGGATGGTGGTTTATACTCTGGCACAAAGGAGAGTATGAGTAATATCTCCCGGGGAACATATCTCGGAAGCGATGGTCAGATAAACGTTGGTGATTCTGACAATTTCATAATGTTCTATGTGGATAATAAGGGGGAATCCCATCTTGCTATATCGGCAGATAAATTCACCCTTGGCAAGCAGAATATAGAAAACGTTATAAGCGACATAAAACAGGATGTTGATAATGTCAGAGATGAGATAACCACACTCCTGAGAATAGAATCATCAAGAGGAACGGTATTCAAGAATAATGCAGTATCAACAGTCTTGTCTGTGGTGATATATCATGGAAAAGACAGGATAACAGACATAGATAAATTACACAAGGTTTATGGAAGCTCTGCATATATTCAGTGGAAATGGCAGAGGCTTGAAGAAGAAACATATGGAATTATATTATCCACCGACTCTCGAATAGAAAATGGTGGTTTTTCTTTTGTACTCACACCGGATGATGTAGATACAAAGGTGACTTTCATGTGTGAATTAATAACAGATTAATGAGGAGGAATATAATCTATGGCAACAATAAAAGCAGCAGATCAGATTACAGTGCTTGATGTGTCAGACGCATATAACGTTGTGCTGTCAAGCGAGGCGTATACATTTCTTGGGGACACGCAGGGAGCTGCGGCCGGTTCTAAATGCACAACAGATGCAGCAGCATATTGCGGTAATAACATGTGTTCCGTTGTTACAGTAGATGCTAAGGCAATCGTATGTCCAACAGGTGTGACGGCTGAGGTAAGCAACAGTGGAACTTCAAAAGTTACAATCACGTTTACTCTGACAGCAAAGCTGACAACCGCATGCGAAGCGACTGTCCCAGTTGTTGTTGACGGTGTAACTATCAACAAGAAGTTCTCATTTGCAGTAGCAAAGACAGGAGCTACAGGTGCTAAGGGCGATAAAGGAGCTACAGGCCCAACCGGACCACAGGGTCCTCAGGGGGTATCCCCAACTGTATCAGTTACCAAAGCTAATGGTGTGACAACCATAACCATCACCGATAAAGACGGCACACATACCCAGACAGTAAAAGATGGTACAAATGGTACTCCTGGTGCAGCGGGGGCAAACGGTAAGACCCCATACTTCCATGTAAAGTACTCAAATGATGGCGGCAAGACATTCACATCAAACTCAGGTGAAGATGTTGGAATGTATATCGGTACATGTACTGATTATAACCAGGCAGACCCAGCAACCGTCAGTTCATATACATGGGCGAGAATTAAAGGTGAAACGGGTGCTAAGGGCGATAAAGGAGCTACAGGTCCAACAGGACCACAGGGGGATACTGGAGCAACGGGACCACGGGGACCTCAAGGTAATGCAGGAGCAGACGCAATAACTGTAACAATCACATCAAGCAATGGCATTATCTTTAAAAATAATACCGGTTCTACCGTGCTTACAGCACATGTATTTAAAGGAAGCACCGAACAGACAATAGCTGATAATGGAACTGTATCTGGACTTGGAACAATAAAATGGTATAAAGGGGCAACACTTGTATCTACATCAAAGACGTATACGGTTACTGCTGGGGCTGTGGACAACTCTCAGGCTTACACATGTCAGCTTGAAGCGTAAGGGGGTGTTTCTATGGCTACTATCAAAGCCAAGGCAGAAATAACCATATTTAATGTCAAGGATGTCAAGAGTGTAACAAGGTATTATCTACTTCAATCATCCACAGCTACAGCACCGGCTAAACCTACAACTATCAATCCTGGGGGTAATTGGAAGACGACAGAGCCGTCTTATACGGATGGCTCTACAAATACCTTATATTTTGTTGATCTGACTATTATGAGCGATGGCAAGACATTCAGTTACTCAGATGTATCGAAGTCGAGCAGCTACGAAGCGGCTAAGTCAGCATGGAATAAAGCAAACAATGCTCAGAATGCGGCAAAGGCCATATCTGACAATATCTATACTGCTAACACTACAACCATCGATGGCGCAAAGATTACTACCGGAAGTATTAAGGCTGCTCAGATAGATGTTAGTGACTTATTTGCACAGACCATCAAGGCTACTGGATCTATAGAGGGAGCGGCAATCAAAGCAAAACGCGGTTGTATAGGTAATTGGGATATTTCTGATGAAGGGTTGGTACAAGGAGTCGGTGTTGTAAAAACGGTATACGATGGTGCATTGAAGAAAGATATTAGTGAGTATAGTGAATTATACATAGGTTCCAATCTTGCATTGATGCAAAAAGGTTTGGCATTTTTTCTTGTTAAATCTAGGGACCCATTTGTGATGGGTGAAGAATCAGCAACACCAATTCGGGAGCGATACGGTATAACACCGACCGGTGAGCAGTATACATATGGGGAATGGGATTCTGTTGAAATAAACGGAACAACTGTAGATTATCCTGTGACCTATATAGCTCTCGCCAAAAGAGGAATATCAGCATATAGCAGTACAGTTGACAATAACGGTAAGGTTCAGTCAGAAGAAAAAGTAAACATTAACGCTGATGGGGCTAAGTTCGATGTGATCACAAATATCGGCGATTGGGTAATAAATGCAAGTCGAATAATCAGCAAAATTGGACTAAGTATGGGTGCTGGTGGAGCAGGGTTAATACTCTGTAATGAAGATGGTAAACCAGTTATTTGGATACAGGATGAAAACAGTAAGCTGACATTCCGAGTTGATAGAGATGGTACGATGTACCACAATGATAATGTTTTAGGTGAAGTAATAACAAAAAACGTTGGTGCAAAATCCATGAGCTCAGGTACTTGGACAGATACAGGCGCATCAGTTACGTTGCCAGCAGGAAAATACGTTGTTAATGGTACAGTACTGTTTAATAGTGCCGCTAATGGACAGAGGGGTGCCCGATTTGCCACATCATCTACCGACTACTTCAGAGAGAGCCAGCAGATGAATATAGCCGGAACAACAAAAGGAGTAACAAGTGTACAGTGCTCATATATTGCGAACTTGAAAACGTCAACAAAACTTAACCTTCAGGGAATACAGTCAAGTGGTGCGGCATTGAGCACTATTAACAGTTACATTCAGGCAATCAGAATAGCATAAGTCGGAAAGGATAGAAAGATATGAGCATATTGATATATATAATAGTGCCTGTCATCGTTGCGGTACTGGCGTCATCTGGATTATGGGCGTTTTTGCTTAAAAAATCAGATAAAAAAGACGCTCAGTCAGAAATGCTGATGGGCTTGGCGCATGACCGGATATTGTACTTAGGAAAAAGTTATCTTGCACGTTCGCCTACATATATAACGATGGACGAGTATGACAATCTCAAGAATTATTTATATGAGCCCTATAAAAAACTTGGCGGTAATGGTACTGCCGAGCGGGTTATGGATGAGATTGACAAACTCCCCATTACGCCAAATGATCACGGAAAGGAGTAGATTAAAATGGAGAAAATTTCATTATTACTTATCGCAGTTGCGATTATATGCACTGTGATCACAGTCATCACACAGGTTACAAAGGAATTAGGATTCCTTAAAAAGATACCAACCTCACTACAGGTACTCATCACGAGCATCATTGTATGTGAGGTCTTTTTATTTGGGGTTCTTTCATATTATAATATCGCACTCATGTGGTATTACCCGGTAGCTATTCTGTTTGCATCTTTTCTTATTGCTTATATTTGCATGTTCGGTTGGGAAAAACTCATAGAAATGTTCAAGCGCTTTTGGAAAAAGGAGAGTGATTTTTGATGAATGGAATAGATATATCAGCGCATCAGGATGGCATTAACCTCTCTAAGGTGGCTTGTGACTTTATAATAGTCAAGGCTACCGAGGGATCAGACTACTTCAATAGGTGTTTCAATGACCATGCTAACAAGACGCTCAAACTTGGACGCTTACTGGGTATGTATCACTATGCAAATGGAGGGGACGTCAAGAAGGAGGCAGATTTCTTCTTAGGTAAGATAAAGAAGTTCATAGGTAAGGGGATCATAGCCCTTGATTGGGAAGCCGACAACAATCCTAGATTTGGCAGAGATGATACAGAGTGGTGCGAGGCATGGTGCTCATACGTTTATAAGCGGACGGGGATCAAACCTTTCATATATATTCAGAAGTCATCGATGGATAGAGTTAAGTCTGCTGGATACCCACTCTGGATAGCTCAGTATGCAGATGATAACGATACTGGATTCCAGAAGACTCCTTGGAATGAAGGCTCTTATAACTGCATTATCAGGCAGTACTCTTCCCATGGACGACTCAACGGATATAATGGTAATCTTGATCTCAATAAGGCGTACATATCCAAGGCAACTTGGCAGAAGTATGCTGGGGTTAAGACTGCAACATCTTCAACGGCTAAGCCTACCATAAAGAAGAAGTCCATTGCAACGATAGCAAAGGAAGTCCTCGCAGGCAAATGGGGGAACGGCGACGTTAGAAAGTCGAAGTTGACTAAGGCTGGATACGACTACAATAAGGTGCAGAATGAAGTCAACAAGCAGGTGAAAGCTTCTCATGTAAAGTCTACCGACGAAATTGCACGAGAGGTAATTGCCGGTAAATGGGGGAACGGCGAAGAGCGCAAGACCAAGCTCAAGAAAGCTGGATACGACCCGGAAAAGATCCAGAAGCGAGTCAATGAATTGATGGCTAGATAGTCAACGATAGCATCAAAATGGGGTAAAAAGTGGTGTATTATTACAATATACATACTATTAACGCCTACAATCGTTGAAAATAAAGGACTTACAGCATCCGTAGAGGAAGCTGCTAACGCTGGCAAATTCTAAGTAAAAACCTAGTATTTAAACGGTTTAGAGGGCTTTTAGAGAGATCTAAAGGCTCTCTATTTTTTTGATTTTTAAATTCTTTGAAGGTTGAAATCAATTTTGATGAATACAAATTTGGCATGCTTGTATATTATGATGATGACAGCCATACATATGAAATATTGCTTTGATATTCAGCATTAGTTGGAAAACGGGAGTTGCTAAGGAATTTTACAGCAACTCTTTTGTTTTATTTTGTCAAGACTTGTTTTATATTTATTCGGTATTATAATTGCCTTACATATCAAATGGAAGGGGTGATTAAAATGGATAGAACTATAGTAGTAGAATATTTTGATGGCGAGAAGAAAGTAAAAAAAGTTATAATTTTAAAATAATCTCGCGAAAAATTGCCTTATACGCGCATTTGTGAAAATCTATTGACTTATGGTTGATTTAGGGCTAAAGTGTGGCTACCAATCGGAAGAAAAAACAGTAGGCAGCAATATAGATTGACACATAAAATATTTGACAGCACATTTAAAAAGATACTTACGCACTCCTGAGAATATAGCGTCGTTGAAAAGCCTCATAAAAACAGATATAATGGGTAGCATAGATAAGAATATTGAACTTGGAAATATAACACTTGAGGATGGGCACAGCTTTATGGCAACTCGGAAAGAGGTTGAATTAATATCCCGATTTCAGAGAAAAGGCCTATATCAATGAATTCTGAGAATTATATATAAGACATTTGAAATAAACAAGGAGGGCATGAGATGGGCATTTATTTTAATCCAAGTAATGACAGTTTTACAAAGGACAAGAATAGTGAATTGTATCTTGATAAGACAGGTCTGCTTGAATATCTGAACAGAGTTATATGTACAAATGCTAATTGTATCAGTGTCAGTCATGCCAGACGATTTGGTAAGTCCCATGCGGCATTTGATCGTGCACTTCAGAATTTTATTTTTGACAAACGTCAAAAATATTGTATAATATACTTAACAAGACAGCCGAGCGATAGATACGTCCTATCCGTCCGGCAAAAACCATTTTAAGATGAAACACCTCATAGCTTAGTCGGCTGAGGTGTTTTTCTTATTTTCTATGATTCAGAATTGTCACAATAAGTATCGCAACGGTTAATATAACCATGAATTCCTCATATGTACTCATAAGGCACCACTCCCTTCCAAGACTCGAACGGATATGGTGCAACACCCCTCGGCTGCCCGGTTAAATACATTATTCTATTTTCATACAGAAGTAATTTTGATATATATACATTTTGGAGATTCCTATATAACGTAAAACACCTCGCATTAACGCGAGGTTGGATTTAAAAAGAGATTTAAGAACACAATAATATTTTATAACCACATACCACCTTCCGGAATACATTAAACTATATCATGGACAAGGAGGTTAATACGCATGGACAGATTCGCAGTATATCTTGTAGTTGTTGCGGTTCTTTGCACTTTGATATCGGTAATAACGGAATTTACGAAAGAGGTAGGAGTGCTGAAGAAGATCCCTACCTCTTTTCAGGTTCTGATCACCAGTGTCATTGTGTGTGAGGTGGGACTTTTTGTTGGACTATCATTTTATCACATAGCATTTGTGTGGTATTATCCTGTGGCTGCGTTTTTCGGGGCATTTGTCATTGCGATTATATGTACCCGGGGATGGGACTACCTGATATCGATATTCAAGCGGTTTTACAAGGGCGGAGATAAGGAAAAGTGGCATGAATAAAGGCATCATGACAGTGACACATGTAATACGA